CGATCCGGGCGCAGGACGACCCGCTGCTGTGCCCGCCATACGCGCGCGAGGGGCTGGACCGGCTGGCCGAGCTGCTGGCCAGCACCACATGGGAGGACGAGCGCGTGCGCGTCACCCAGCTGCTGGCCGACGACCTGGACCAGCTGGGCGGGATTGTCTAGAGCCCTTCGGCCTCGAGTTCGCGCAGGGCTGCGCACCCGTAGGCTGCGGCAAAATCCGAACGCTCGCGCGGGCTGAATCGGCACGGCGATGGCGACGGCGATCCAGCCAGACGAGCGGCCCGAGGCGCATCGGCCGCCCCGCAGAACCCGCAGACGTGCGCACCGATGACCGGCACGGCCACCGAGCCGCACACGTCGCAGCGCATCACGGCAGCAGCTCCGCGTCCCGCAGCCACCGCTGGGCTGTCGACAGCGGCAGGGACGTGGCGAACCCCGACTCTTGGAACAGCATCGACACCATCGGCTCATCCTCGACCTGCTCCTGGACGCTGACCACGTAGACCGTGCGCGGCTCCCCGCGGGCGGTGGTGTGCGCGTAGTAGCAGTCCGAGTGCAGCCGGGCGGGCGGGCGCTCGACGGCCTCGCGCGCGTCCATGCGGGCGAAGGGCTCGGCCGCGTGCTGGGCGTCGAACATCACCTGCCAGGTGTCGTGCATGGCGTGGCTGCGACGGTGGTCGCCGGTAGGTATGGCGCCCTTCACGTTCGTGTAGCCCATGCCGGCGGCGTGCGCGGCGAGCACCTGGCCCACCAGCGAGCGCGACAGCGTGGCCCGGTAAAGGTAGTCGGCGCGCGGCGTGCGCGTGACCTGGGCGGTAGGGAAGATCCGCTCAATGTCGCCGGCGAACCGGGCCCGCACCATCAGGTGCTCGGGCTGGTCGCGGTGGGCGACAAAGGACAGCATGGCGTTCGGGAAGAAAATCCACATGGGCGTGCGCCTCCTCGCGCGTGCCGGGTGTTCAGCGGCTGCAGGCGACGGCCAGCACCGCGGTGACAAGGGCAGCCAGGAACAGCCAGCCCGCAAAAGTGACCAGCCCGGCATAGCGTCCGCGCGGCGTGGGCGGGTGGCCCATGGCGTTGGTCATCGAGTCATAGACGCCGCGGGCCAGGGCGCGCTCCACGGCGAGCTCGGCGGCGGTGCGCTTCGGGCGCTTCGGGTGCTTCGGCATGGTCAATCCTCCCTCGGGTGCAGCGCGGCGTTGAACAGAAACCCCACCGCGAAGGCCACGCAGGCCACGATGTAGTAGGACACATAGCGCGCGAGGCGGTGGCGCACGGTGTCGACCAGCTCCACCACCGCCTCGCCTATCCCGGCGGTGAACCCGGCAGGGTCCAGAATCATGTAGGCCAGCAGCGGCAGGCAGACCAGCACGACCACCAGGAAGCACGCCACGTCGAACGGGCTGCGGAATATCGGGTTGCGGTTCATGGGTCCTTCCTCATCGGGTCATAGACGAAATCGGCCTCGCACCATTTCTCGCCCTTCGGCGGCGTATTCACGCGGTCAATTTCGGCGAGCAGGTCGCGCCCCTTCGCGCACTGGTCCCATTCCTCGATGGGCAGGCCGTAGGCGCGCGGGTCGCGGCTGTATCCGCCGCGGCTCATGCCGTCACCGCCTGCGGCCGTTCGGCCAGCGCGTTCTGCAGCGCCACCACCAGCCGCTCGGCCTCATCGCGGGACAGGCCCACCCGCCCCTCGGTGCCGAAGTGGATCACGACGCTATCGAAATCGAGCGCTACGCGCGTGGGCAGGCCGAAGCCGGAAAGGGCCACGAAAGCCATTACAGCATCCCCCCGATGATCGGCGCCCACAGCGCCACGTCGACGGCGACCAGGGCGGCGAGGGTGGCGAGGGTCCAGCGGCGGCGGCGCTTGGCGGCGGCGGCTTCCTCGAGCTGGCGCTGGCGGATGGCCTCGCGCTGCGCATCCTTGTCTCGGTTCGCCTTCGCTTGCTTGAACCCGGCGATGGCTACAACTTCATTCCTGTGCATGATCCTTCCTCCCGTTGGCCGGCACTACCGCCGGTAGCAGTCACCCTACTACTGCTAGTAGCGAAATGCAACACCCCGAGGGAAACGGTCGCACTACCGCGCACCGGTCACGACCGGCACAGTTCAAGCCTACGGAATCCCGCGAACCTGCACAGGGCAAGCAATGAAGCGAGTCCCCATCTTCAAGCCCGGCCGGCACACCGCCGCCAACGGCACCACGCTGGACTTCAGCGAGGAGGCCCTGGCCGCGTCGATTGCCGCCTATGACCCGAAGGTGCACGAGGCGCCGCTGGTCATCGGGCACCCGAAGGACAACGGCCCGGCCTACGGCTGGGTGTCCTCGCTGGCGTTCGCCGAGGGCCAAGTGGTCGCCGAAACCGCGCAGGTCAATGCCGACTTCGCCGAAATGGTGGCCAGCGGGGCGTTCAAAAAGCGCAGCGCATCGTTCTACACCCCGGACAGCCCGAGCAATCCGGTGCCGGGCGTCTACTACCTGCGCCACGTCGGGTTTCTGGGCGCGCAGCCGCCGGCCATCAAAGGGCTGACCCCGGTCGAATTCAATGACGCCGACGAGGGCGTGGTGGAGTTCGCCGACGACGCCTACACCAGCAGCACGGTGGCGCACCTGTTCCGCCGCATGCGCGAGTTCATGCTGGCGCAGTTCGGCCAGGAGGCCGCGGACACCACGCTGCCCTCCTTCCACGTCGAGGACCTGGAACGCGCGGCGGCCGACAAGCGCGCCGAGCGTGAAGCCACCACCACCCCCGCATTTTCCGAGGAACCGAGCATGACCACCCCCAACGCCATGACCCCCGAGCAGGCTGCCCAGCTGCAGGCCGACCTCGACGCCGCCCGCGCCCGCGTGACCGAGCTCGAGGGCCAGACCACCAACTTCAGCGAGCGCGAGGCCCAGCTGGCCGCACGCGAGCACGCCGCCAACGTCGCCACCATCCGCGGCGAGCTCGACGCGCAGGTGAAGGCCGGCCGCATCCTTCCCGCGCACGTCGCCCCGCTGGCCGAGTTCATGGCCACGCTGCCCGCCGATGGCGAGGTGGTCGAGTTCGGCGAGCCGGTCGACGGCGCCACCCCCAAGGTGTCCGCGCGCGCCTTCATGGCCGCGTTCGTCGCCCAGCTGCCCAAGGCCGTGGAGTTCGGCGAGCTCGCCCCGGGCACCGGCCCGAGCGCGACCAAGCTCACCGGCGAGGCCATCGCCGACAAGATCCGCGAGCGCATCGCCAAGGTGAAGGCCGAAACCGGCCGCGAGCTGTCCTATGCCGAGGCCGCGAACCACGTCATGGCCGCGGAGGCCGGCGAGTAAGCCGGCCCCAGCCACCCCACCCTACTGCCCCAAGGAATCCGAGCCATGAACAACCCCGGCCTCATCAAGTCTCTGCTGGCGGCGGCGGTCATCCTGCCGCACCGCATCGTGAAGTTCGGCACCGACGACGCGCACATCGTTCAGGCCGCGGCCGCGACCGATGCGAGCATCGGCGTGTCCCCGCTGGGCGCCGACGCCATCGGCCAGGTGTGCGACTTCGCCACCGAAGGCCTGGCCACGGTCGAATACGGCGGCACCGTCACCCGCGGCGCCTTCCTCACGTCCGACGCCAACGGCTGCGCCGTCGCCACCACCACGGGCGGCGCGCGAATCATCGGCATCGCCATGGTGTCGGGCGTGCTCGGCGACCTGGGCAGCGTGAAGATCGCCCCCAGCGCGCTGGGCGTCGCCGGCTGACCTGACCACCACACACTGACCCGATACCCGAGGAATTCGAAATGACCCAGGTCCGCCCCTTCCCCGTCGATGCCGTGATGACCGGCATCGCTCTGGCGTACAGCAACAAGGCCCTGATCGCCGACGACGTGCTTCCGCGCGTGCCCGTCGGTGGCCAGACGTTCCGCTACATGAAGTTCGACCCGGCCGAGCGCATGACCATCCCGGCCACCCTGGTGGGCCGCAAGGGCCGCCCGAACGAGGTCGAATTCGGCGCCACCGAAACCCCCGGGCAGGTGTTCGACTACGGCCTGGACGACGTGGTGCCGAACGACGACGTGGCCAGCGCCCCCCCGGGCTATGACCCCATCGGCAACGCCGTGCAGGGCCTGACCGACCTGATCCTGCTGGACCGCGAGGTGCGCGTGGCGTCGATGGTGTTCGACCCGGCCAACTATGCCGCCGGCAACAAGACCCAGCTCACCACCGGCGACTTCTGGGACGACCCGGACAGCGACCCGGTGCTGCAGATTCTGGACTCGCTGGAATCCGGCCTGGTGCGCCCGAACACCGCTGTGTTCAGCCAAAAGGTGTTCGACGCCCTGCGCATGCACCCGAAGGTGGTCGCGGCGGCCTATTCCGGCGGCGGCAATGCGGCCACCGGCGGCGTGGTCACGCGCCAGGCGCTCGCCAACGTGCTGGAAATCGACCGCGTGCTGGTAGGCGCTGGCTTCGTGAACACCGCCAAGCCCGGCCAGACCCCCACGCGCTCGCGCACCTGGGGCAACCATGCGGCGTTCCTGCACATCAACCCGCTGGCCAACACCCGCCAGGGCATGACCTTCGGTTTCACCGCCCAGTGGCAGGGCCGCGTGTCGGGCCGCATCGCCGAGCCGGTCACCGGCCTGCGCGGCGCCACCCGCGTGCGCGTTGGTGAGTCGGTGGGCGAAATCATCGTGGCGAACGACGCCGGCTATTTCATCGAGGACGCCATCACGCCGTAAACCGTCACCCGGGGGCGACCCCGGGCCGGCTACGGTAGACGGGCCGCCGGATAGGCTGGCGGCCCAACCTCGAGGACGCACCCGCATGAACAGCAAGACCACCACCAAGGGCAGCACCGCCGCTGCCGACGCCCGCGCCGCCGGCAAGGCCGCGAGCACCGCCACCAGCACCGCACCGGCCGATCCGAAGGCCACCGCGACGCTGCAGCAGCCCGAGCCGACCGCCTCGGCCATGACCAAGCAGCTGGGCAACCCCGGCGACGGCAAGGCCCCGGGCGGCCGCTACCCGGCCAAGGATTCGAACGAGGGCCAGACCGGCGTCACCAGCTACACGGTGCAGCCAGGCTTCAGCGTGAGCGCGCGCGGTCGCCAGTACGGCGAAGGCCAGCAGGTTCCGCTGAACCACGTCGACGCCGCCCGCCTGGTCGAGCAGGGCCGCGTGGCCGCCTCGGGCGAGAACCGCCAAGACCACCCGCTGGCGCACCACCTGGACGCCAACGCCCCGGAGGTCATCGCCATGCTTGAGCAGGGCGGCCTGGGCGCCGAGGACCTGGGCGAGCTCGCCACGCTCGAGCAGGGCGGAAAGGGCCGCAAGACCGTGCTCGAGGCCATCGAGGCGGCGCGCGCGCAGGGCGCGGGCGAGTAAGCCGTGGCCTACTGTCCCGAAGCGGCGTTTGTGGAGCGGTTCGGCCAGCGTGAGCTGGACCAGCTGCTGGGCCGTGGCGAGTTCGCCGGGCCCAAGGCCGAAACCGGCCGCACCTATGACGCCGCGGCCGCCGACGGCGACGCCATCGTGGACAGCTACCTGGCAATGCGCGGCGGCATCGTCCTGCCTCTCTCCGGGACGGTGCCGCCCCGCATCCTCGAGCTCGCCGCGGACCTGACCCGCTACGAGCTCTATGACGACGTGAAAGACGACGACACCCCCGCCGCGGTGGTGGTGCGTCGCAAGCTCGCGCTCGACTTCCTGCGCGACGTGGCCAAGGGCCTGGCCACCATCCCGGGCCTGTTCCCGGATCCGGCCGACCTCGCCGGCAGCATCGCCGTGAGTGCGGCGCCGCGGGTGTTCACCGCCGAATCCCTGCGGGGGTTCTGACCGTGGTCGCCAAGATCGAGGCCAACATCGCCGAGGTACAGGCGCGGCTGAACGCCATCAAGGCCTCGGGCGGCGACACCAGCCCCGCGCTGCGCGCGTTCGGCAACGTCGTTCTGAATCGCATCCGCATGGGCTTCCGCCTAGGCCGCAGCCCGTGGGGCCAGTCCTGGCGCCAGCTGGTGCTGCGCGACGGCCAGCCGCTGCGCAATACCGGGCAGCTGCAGCGGTCCATCACCATGCAGCAGGTGAAGGACGGCGTGGAAATCGGCACCAACCTGATACAGGCGCGGGTGCAGCACTTCGGCGCCACCATCCGGCCGAAAAACGTCAAGTTCCTGCGCTTCCCCGGCCCCAATGGCTTCATCTTCGCCAAGGAAGTGACCATCCCCGCGCGGCCCTTTATGCCCATCGACCGCGGCGGCGGCATGGCGATGCCGCCCCAGTGGGCCGCCTCGGGCCTCGAGGCCATGAAAAAGGCGCTGCAGCTGTGAGCGTGCAGGCCATCGAGGAGGCCCTGGTGGCGCGGCTCGAGGCGCGGCTGAAGGGCGCCGGGCTGGTGTCCTACGTCTACAGCGCCGGCGAGTATGCGCAGACCGAAGAACGGTCGCAGTACCACCCGGCGGCGGCGGTCATCTATAACGGTTACACGCCCGGCGACGAGGTGGGGCAGGGAGTCCAGCAGGCCGTGAATCTTTCGTTCCTGGTGGTGCTCATCACGCGCAACGCGAGCGACTTCGCCACCGGCGGGGCTGCGCGCGACGACGTGAGTCCCATCTTCGACGCTGTGCTGGAAGCGGTGCTGGGCTGGCGCCCGCCCATCACGGGCAAGGCCTTCCCATCGCCCTTCAAGCTCGAGGCGGCCCCCGGTGCGCAGGTGAGCGCCGAAGGGTTCGCGTATTGGCCCGTCGCCTTCACCATTCGCCGCAGCTACCGCGGCACCCCCTGACCCGAGGACACGAACATGGATTACAGCTACCTGGGCGCCGGCAAGGCCTATCTCCGCGAATACGGCGCGGCCGCCCCCTTCATCGAGGTGGGCAACGCCTCGGCGGTCAACTTCGGCGTGACCGAGCAGGCCATCACGCTGCAGGACTACACCAAGCCCGGCGGCGGCACCTACAACGAGGTGAAGCGCATCGAGTCGGTCGACCTGAACATGACGCTGCACGACCTGTCGCCGGCGAACCTCGCGCGCGCCTTCCTCGGCACCATCAGCACGCACGCCGCGGCCACCGTGACCGCCGAGGAAGTGGTGGCGTACAAGGGCGGTTTCGTGCCGCTCGCGCACGTGCCGGCGTCCATCACCAGCGTGGCCGGCCCGAGCGGCACGCCCACGTATACCGATGGCGATGACTTCGAATTCCGCGAGGGCGGCCTGTGGATCCCCGAGGGCTCGAGCATCGTCGACCCGGTTTCTGGTGCCGCGAACATCGAGGTGTCCTATGCCACCGCGGCGCAGGACACCGTGGAGGCCATGACCGTTTCGGCGAAGGACTACGAGTTCGTGTTTGTGGGCCTGAACGAGGCCCGCAGCGGCAAGCCGGTGCGCGTCGAGGCCTTCCGCGTGAAGTTCGGCCCGGCCCAGGCGCTCGCGCTGGTGTCCGCCGACGAGCACGCCGCGCTCGAGGTCGCCGGCAAGGTCCAGGCCGACACCCGCCGCACCGGTGCCGGCCTGTCGACCTACTTTGCCGCCAAGCTGGTGAAGTAACGCCATGGAAGCGAGGAGCCTTGACGTTATCGCCCCCGAAGGCCAGCAGGTAACGCTGGCCAGCGGCCGCACCATCACCGCGAAGCCCATCACGCTGGGGCAGCTGCCCCGGTTCGTGAAGGCCATCCGCCCCGCCTTCGGCGCCCTGGTCGCCCTGGTCCCCGCATCCTCCTCGCCGGGGGCTGACGGTGGCCAGGGCGCCGACCCCGAGGGCGCGCTGGATCCGGTCGAGCTGCTGACGGCCTATGCCGACCACGGCGAGGCCATCAATGATGCGGTGTCCATCGTGACCGGCGAGCCCCGCGAGGTCATCGAGGGCTTGAACCTCGAGGATGCGCTGGCGGTGCTGCGCGCGGTGTGGGAGGTGAACCAGGATTTTTTCGCCCAGCGGGTCCTGCCGCTGCTGGCCCGGTAGCGCCCGAGGCCGAGGCCTGGGGCTGGGCCGACGCCATCGCGGTACTGGTGGCGTCGGGCTTCACGCTCGCCGAGGTGCACGGCATGACCCTGCACCAGGTGCGCACCTACGGGGACGCGGTGGAGGATCGGCGCAAGCGCGCGCGCACTGAGCTGCTGACCATGCTCCGGGCCGCGCAATACAGCGGCAAGGATGGCGCCCGCGCCTTCCAGAAGCTGCAGAAGGTATCGAGGACCGCATCGTGGCTGATCCCCGGCTAAATATCCGCATCACCGCCGAGCTGGGCGAAATCCGCAAGGCTCTGGACGGCCTCAACGGAAACCTGACGCAGTTCAAGACGCAGGCCGAGAAAAGCACCCAGCGCATGGGTGCCGGCCTGCAGTTCGCCAAGCGCGCGGCCTTCCAGCTGGGCGTCGCCCTGGGCGCCGCCTTCAGCGTGCGCAGCCTGGCCGCGGCCGCCGACGAGGCCGCCGAGCTCAACGCGCGCCTGAAACTGGCGACCAAGACCACCGAGGAATTCAACAAGGCGCAGCGCGGGACGTTCGACATTGCGCAGCGCACGCGCACCAGCTGGAAGGCCACCGGCGAGCTGTACGCCCGCGTGGAGCGCAGCACGCGCGACCTGGCGCTGAATCAGGCCACCATCCTGCAGCTCACCGAAAGCATCAACCAGGCCGCGCAAATCTCTGGCGGCGGCCAGGGTGCCGAGGCGGCCCTGTTCCAGCTGTCGCAGGGCCTTGCGTCCGGGCAGCTGCGCGGCGAGGAGCTGAACAGCGTACTGGAACAGACCCCGCGCCTCGCGCAGGCCATCGCCGACGGCATGGACGTGCCGGTGGGCAAGCTGCGCGAGCTGGCGGCCGAGGGCAAGGTGACCAGCCAGGAGCTGCTGCGCGCGGTCCTGAAGCAGTCGGAAACCCTGCAAAAGGAATTCGACCAGCTCCCGACCACCATCAGCGGGGCCATGACCAAGATCCGCAACGCCTTCACCAAAATGGTGAGCGATGCGGACACCGCGAGCGGGGCCAGCCGCGAGCTGGTGAAGGTGCTCGAGGACCTGGCGGCGTTCCTGAACGACCCGGCCACGGCCGAGGGCTTCGCGGTGCTGGCGACTGCGGTCGCGCGCCTCATCAAGCTGGCCGGCGAGGCCGCGGTAGAGTTCGCCGAGCTCGGCCGGATGATCGGCTATTTCGCCGCGCGCGTGACGGGCAACACCTCGGCGCTGGACGACCTCGAGCAGGATATCAAGGACGTGGACCGGGCGCTGAAAAACAGCTTCCTGGGCAAGCCGACCAAGTACCTGTTCACCAGCGAGGCCGAGCTGAACCGCATCAAGGCGCAGCTGGTGGCCGAGCGCGACGCGCTGCTGGCCGCGCAGGGCGTGGCGGGCAATCCGGCGGCTTCCGATCCTATCGGCATCCCCACGGGCGGCGGTGGCGGCGGTGGCGGCAAGGGCAAGGCCAGCGCATTCCGCGGCGACCTCGAGCTGCTGCGCGACAGCGTGGAGCGGTCCCTGGCCGAGCTCGACCGCCTTTACGAGGGCCACAACACCAGCCTGGCCGACTACTTCGCCGAGAAACAGCGCCTGCAGCTGGCCGGCATTGACGCCGCCATTGAGCAGGCGCAGGCCGAGCTGCGCGTGGCGGACAGCGCCGAGGCCCAGGCCAAGGCCATGGTGGAAATCCAGAAGCTGCAGCGCGACCGGGCCGAGGTTGGGCCCGCCGTCGCGCGCGAGCAAGCGAAGGCCGAGGAGGAGCTGGCCGCGGCGCTGGGACAGGTCCATATCCGCATGCTCGAGCTGCAGGGCGACACCGTGGCGGCGCGCACGGCGGAAATCGAGGAGGAATTCGCGGGCCTCATCATGCGGCTGCAGCAGGCCGGCGACGAGGGCGGCGTGGCCATCGTGCGCAAGCTCATCAATGCCGAGGTGGCCAAGGCCGAGCTGACCAAGATCCGCGACGGCGTGCAATCGACCATTGACGACCTGCGCGGCACCGAGGACCTGCTGGCCGCGCAGCAGGACGCCGGGCAGATCATGCCGCACGACGCCGAGCGCCAGCTGCAGGAGCTGCGCGAGCGGTCCATTGAGCAGCTGCAGCGATACCGCTCCGAGCTTGCGGCAATCCCCGAATCGATGCGCACGCCGGAAACCATCGCGGCTATCCAGCAGGTGGACACCGAAATCGCGCGCGTCACGGCCAGCATGAACAAAATGCGGCAGCAGGTGGCTGACCAGGCCATCAACTCGCTGACCACGTTTTTCACCGACCTGGCCAGCGGTTCGAAGTCTGCCGGCGACGCGCTGCGCGACTTCGTGGTGGGCTTCATCCAGGGCATGGCGCAGATCGCCGCGCGCGCGCTGGCCACCTACCTGGTGCTGCAGATGCTGGACGCCATCTACCCGGGCCTGGGCAAGGCGACCGCGGCCACCATGGGCGTGGCCGTGAATCACAGCGGTGGTGTGGTGGGCGCAGGCGGGCCCATGCGGCAGGTCGACCCCATGCTGTTCGCCGGCGCGCCGCGATTCCACACCGGCGGCGTGGTGGGCCTGCGCCAGGACGAGGTGCCAGCAATCCTGCAGACCGGCGAGGAGGTCCTGAGCCGCGGCGACCCGCGTAACGTGATGAACGGCGGCGGCCGCACTGGCGCCGGCACCGGCACGCGGGTTATCAATGTCATCGACCCGTCGATGGTGCAGGACTACATGGACAGCCCCAGCGGCGAGGAAACCGTGCTGAACATCATCGGACGCAACCCGGGGCGGGTGAAACAGGTGCTGGGATAATGGCATTCGAAAGCGGCGTGCTGTCATGGGCGTGGCTGCCGGACTGGGCCAGCCCGGTGCTCGAGCGGCTGGAATGGAAAACCGACGTGCTGCCGCTGGCCGACGGGTCCGAGCAGCGCATCGACCTGCGCCTGGGCGCGCGGCGCAGCTATGAATTCAGCGTAGGTGTCGACGGCGTGGCCCGCCGCTACCTCGAGGCCGCGCTGTGGGACGCCGGCGCGAAGGTGTGGGCCCTGCCCCTGTGGCACGACACCCGGCACCTGGCCGCGCCGCTGCCCATCGGATCCGGCGCGGTCGCCGTCGACACCGCGCACGCAGAATTCACCGCCGGCACCTCGGCCGTGCTGCTGGGCGAAGATCCGCGGCGCTCCGAATCGGTCATGGTGGACGACGTGACGCCCACGCACGTGCTGCTGGCCGGCGTCACCACCATGGCCTGGCCGGCCGGGACCCGCATTATTCCGACGCGCCCGGCGCGGCTGGAAGGAAGCCACAAGGCCACCCGCTTCACCGGCGACGCGAACCGGCCCGCCAGGTTCCGCTTCGAATTCATGGACCCGTGGGACGGCACGCCCGAGGACGCGCTGCCGACGCACCGCGGCGCGCCGGTGCTCGAGCTGCGCCCCGAGTGGGGTCGCGGCCTGAGCCTGGACCTGGCGCGCGAGCTCGAGCAGCTGGACGCCCTGGTGGGCAAGTGGGCCACCACCGACCGCACGGGCCTGCCGGTGGCCTCGCAGGCGATGGGCTGGACCTTCCCCGACCGGGCGAGCCTTTCGGCCTACCGGCGCCTGCTGGCGCTGCAGCGCGGCCGCCTGCGCGCGCTGTGGGTGCCGACGTGGACCCGCGACCTCGAGCTGCTGGCCAGCGTGAGCACCGCCAGCACCACCATGACGGTGGCCTGGGCGGGCTACGCCCTGCACCTGAAGGGCGAGCCAGGACGCCGGGACATTCGCGTGGAGCTGCGCAGCGGCGCCGTGGCCTATGCGCGCATCACCGACGCGGTGGAGGTGTCGACCGAGGCCGAGCAGCTGACCCTGGCCGCGCCGCTGGGCCTGAACGCCACTCCCGCGCAGGTGGCGGCCATCAGCTTCATGGCCCTGTGCCGCCAGAACGCCGACGCGGCGGAAATTTCGCACTGGACCGGCGAGGCGTCGCTGGCCTCGGCCACCTACCGGAGCTTCCGCAATGACGTATGACGCCCGCGAGCGAAGCCGCGAGGACGGGCGCCCGGTCGAGCTCTACACCTTCGCGCGCGGCACCACCGTGTGGCGCTTCACCAGCGCCGACCGCGACCAGGTGGTGGGCGGCGACACCTACCTCGCGCACGTGATCCAGCGCAACAGCATCGAGCAGGGCAGCGAAATGAACCGCAGCGCGCTGAAGCTGACCGTGCCGCGGGACTTCCCCATCGCCGAGCTCTACCGCATCGCGCCGCCCGGCGACGTGGTGGCGGTCACCCTGCGGCGTTTTCACGCCGGCGACGGCGAGCTGGCCACGCTGTGGGTGGGACGCGTGGTCAACATCGCCTGGTCCGCCGATGCCAGCCAGGCGACCATCACGAACGAACCCATCTACACCAGCCTGCGCCGAAACGGCCTGCGCCGCATCTACGGCCGCATGTGCCCGCACGTGCTCTACGGGCCGGCCTGCCGCGCCAGCCCCGCAGCCTTCGGCGTGGCCGGGACTGTGACTACCCTCGGGCCGGCATCGGCGACCGCGGCCGAGTGGGGCGCCCTGCCCATCGGGCATTTCGACGGCGGCTACCTCGAGTGGCCCGAGGGTGGAGGCATCGAGCGCCGATTCATCGTCGCGCACACCGGTGGCACGCTCACGCTCGACCGCCGCGCGCCCGGCCTGGCAGCGGGCGCAGTAGCGACCGCATTCCCGGGCTGCGAACATACCCTGGCGGTGTGCCACGACAAGTTCGCCAACTCCAACAACTACGGCGGCCAGCCCTTCATCCCGCAAAAAAACCCGTTCGGTGGCGACCCCATCTACTGACCATGGCCAAGCACTCGATCATTTCCCGCCACCTCGCCGCGCTGCGTTCCGGCGACGTTCCGCTGCTGACCCGGCGCGACGCGATCCTGGCCGCCGTAATCATCGTGGCCGGCATGGCGCTGGACCAGGTGCTGCCGCCCATCGAGCTGCCGCCGGGAACGCAGGTCGCTTTTTGGCAATACATCATCGTGCTAGTTATTTCCGCCCTGGTGTCCTACGCGCTGGCGCCGAAACCAACACAGCCACCGAAGCCGAGCCTCGAGGACTTCGATTTTCCAACCGCCGAGGAGGGCCGCCCCATCCCGGTGGTGTTCGGCACCGCGTGGATTAGCGGACCGAACATTCTTTGGTACGGGGACCTGGACACCACGGCCATTCGCGTGAAGGGAGGGAAAAAGTGACCGGGGACGCCATCGTGACCATGCGTCACATCAGGCAGGCGCGGCTGTGCGCGGCCGGGTCGCGGGACTTTTTCGCGCGCTACGGCCTGGACTGGGCCGACTTCCTGCGCCACGGCATCCCGGCCGACAAGCTGGAAGCGACCGGCGACGCCATGGCCGCCGGCGTTGTCGCGGCCGCGCGCGAGGAGGCGGCACGTGGGCGGAAGTAAAAAGCAGACCGTCGGCTATCGCTATTTCATGGGCCTGCACTTCGGCCTGTGCCACGGCCCCGTCGACGCGCTGCTGGAAATCCGCGGCGGCGACCGCGTGGCCTGGGACGGCAGCATGCAGCCGACCCTGCGGAAGATAGTCAAGGTGCCCTCGGGCGACCCCATGCCGCCGCCAGAAGTAATCGAGTTCATCCCGGCGACCGGCCCCATCACCGAGTCCGGCCGCATCACCATCCACGCGCCCAACCTGTGGGGCGGCGAGAAAAAGGAGGGCGGCATTGTCGGCGACCTCGACGTGATGATGGGCGAGGCCGACCAGCAGCCAAACGATTACCTGGTGGAGCAGCTGGGCACGCCCATGCCGGCCTTCCGCGGCATGCTGTCCCTGGTGTTCCGCAAGGGCCTGGTGGGGGCGATGAACCCCTACCCGAAGCCGTGGAAGTTCAAGGTGCAGCGCCTGCTGAAGGGCTGGCACGACGATGCGCCCTGGTATCCGGCAAAGGCCGGCGTCATCGTCTACGGCTCGGTGGTGGTGGAGCGCGACGATTCGGCCTGGGAATATCAGGTCATTCCCTACCACGCGGACCCCGGAAACAGCCAGCTGACGCCGCCGGAAATCGGGTGGCAGCCTGGGCGTTCGCCGTTTTGGAGCACCGGGTGGCGGCCGGACGGGTACCCGGCGGGCAACACCATTTGGCCCGCTGGCACGATCCTGTGGGCGCGGCGAACCTTCACCATTCCACCAGGCTCGCGCGCGCGCCTCGACCTCTACGCGGAAAACGGGTGTGTGGCCTTCAAGGATGGCGCCGAGCTGGTGGCCATCAACCGCGAGAACACCCAGGTGGAAGATGGCGCCGGGTCCAGCCCTCTCATGACGGCAGGGACCTACAACATCACCGTGAAGGCCTTTGACGAGCAGCCGCCCCAAGGCACCACCTACCTGAGCGCATCGGTGGTGGTGCCTTCCATCCTGGCCATGAATCCCGCGCACATCGTCTACGAGGCCCTGACAAATCCCGACTGGGGGCTGGGCTACCCCGAGGCGACGATTGACCTTGGGAGCTTCACGGCAGCTGCTGACACCTTCCACTCCGAGGGGCTGGGCCTGTGTGGCCAGTGGACGCGACAGGACACCGTGGAGGGCTTCATTCAGGACGTAATGAATCACGCCGGCGCCGTGCTTGCCCAGGACCCGCGAACCGCACTGTTCCGAATTCTCCCCATCCGCGGCGGATATGTCGTTTCCGAGCTCGCAGAATTCAGGCGGGGTCTGAACGTGCTCGAGGTCCAGAGTTTTGAGCGGGCCTCGGTGACCGAAGCCACGAACGAGGTCACGGTGGAATACACCGACGTGACCTCGGGGAATAAGGGCTCGGTCACGGTGCAGCACCTGGCAAACATACAGGCGCAAGGCGGCGTTGCCTCGCAAACCGTGCGCTATCCGCTGATCCCCACATCGGGGCTTGCGCAGCGCATCGCGTTGCGCGACCTGAACGCGAAGGCCCAGCCCATTTGCAAGGTGAAGCTCATGGTGGACCGCTCGGCCTACGGCATGATCCCGGGCGAAGTGGTGCGCTGGACAGACAGCAAGCTGGGCATTGTGGATATGCCCATGCGGGTGCTCGAGGTCGACTACGGGACCATCACGGCCGGAGCCATTCGTCTTAGCCTGGCCGAGGACGTGTTTGGCATGCCGGCCACCACCTACATGGGGCAGCAGCCCCCGGGCTGGGAGGAGCCGCCGACGGATCCGAAGCCATCGCCGGCAGCGGCGACGTTCGAAACGCCCTACGTGTCCATCCACCGCGTCGAGGGCGCGAGCGCGGCGGCGGCGCTTGCGCCGGGTTCTGGCTTCCTCGCCATGGTCGCGGCGAAGGCCCCTGGGCTCAACTATGGATTCACGCTCTACACCGCGACGGAAGGGACAGGATACGAGCAGACCGGATCCGGTGAATGGGCCGCCAGTGGAATCCTGTCCGAGGCGATTGGACCCGAGGACGCGGCGCTGGAAGTGGGAGGAGGATACAAGCTCGACGCGCTCGAGCCAGGCGACCTTGCCATGCTTGGCGACGGACCCGAGGCCGAGCTGGTGCGCATCGACGCCACCGCGCCCGAGGACGGCGTGCTGGCTGTCGGTCGAGGCGTCGGCGACACCGTTCCGCGAGCCTGGCCCGTTGGCACCCGGCTGTGGGGGATCGAGGACGGCGGCGCTGTGGGCGCGACCGAATACACCGAGGGCGAAACAGTATTCGCCAAGGCCGCCACCGTGGGCGCAGGCGGGGAAATGCTCTCTTTGGACCCCGCGCCGGGCGGTACCGTTGAAATGGCCGCCCGCGCCTCCAGGCCCTACCCGCCAGGCGCAATGCGCATCAATGGTGAGGCGTGGCCGTCCGCGGCAGACGGTGAAATCGCCGTCACCTGGGCGCACCGCGACCGGCTGCTGCAGGCCGACCAGCTGGTGGACCAGGAGGCCGCGAGCATCGGCCCCGAACCCGGCACCACGTACACGATGCGCACCTACCTGGGCGGCATTCTCATCGACACGCAGGCCGACATTTCCGGCGCCAGCGCGACGGTGACGCCCGCGGGCAATGGGCTGCTGCGCGTGGAGCTCGAGGCCGTCCGCGACGGCCTTCCAAGCTGGCAGAAGCACGTGCGCGAATTCGACTACACCGCAGGCCCGACGAATGACCGCGTGACCGTTGGCGGCGACCGCCGCTTGACCGTTGGCGGCGCCGGCCGCATCACACTGGGATAAGACCATGGCAGACGTTCTAATTTCCGCACTGACGCAAGCCGCCACGCTGGCGGACGGCGACAAGATCGAGCTCGAGCAGGGCGAGGCCCCGGCCAACAGCAGCCGGCACGCCACGCTCGCGCAGCTGCGCGCCTATGCGAACCGCTCGCCAGAAAACGTGCAGGCTGGCACCGCCTACACGCTGGTGCTGGCTGACGCCTTCAAGCTGGTGGCCATGAACAACGCCGCGGCCAACGCGCTGACGGTCCCGCCCAACAGCGCGGTGGCGTTCCCGGTCGGGACGCGCGTCGACCTGTCGCAGGACGGTGTGGGCCAGACCACCATCGCCGCAGGGGCTGGCGTCACCATCCGAACGCCCGAAACGCTGAAGGTCCGAAAGCGGTACGGGAAGGCGACGCTCATCAAGCGCGCGACCGATACCTGGGACATCGAAGGCAACCTCGAGGCGGCGCCGTGATTCCGCTCGGCATCGTCGCTGCCGCTGCGCGCCGGGCATCGCCAGGGACGCAGCAGACCCTCCTGAGCGCGGTCAACATCGGCACCAACGTGGCCGTGACCATGGGCGGCACCGCGGCCGAAGGTCGCGCGACCGGCGGCACTTCCGGCGTAGCAATTTCAGTGGCTGGAAAGACCGCGGGCAAGTTCTACGCCGAGGTGCATTGCACGGAACAATACACCGGAAGCCAGGCGCTCGCGGCAGGACTTCATCGCGGCACGGCAGGCCTCAACACCTACCTGGGCGGCGATGCCAACGGCTGGGCAACGTGGAACGATGGCGGCGGCGCCCTTGAACGCTCCACCTACCACAACGCCGTGCGCGGCAACATCGTGGCCGCGGGCGCGACCGCGCTCGGGCAGCGATGCCGCATCGCCGTGGACCTCGACAACGGCCGGGTGTGGCTGGCCTATTTCGGCGCCACGGGATGGGTGGGCGGTGGCGATCCTGCCGCGGGCACGTCGCCCACGTTCACCTTCACCCCTGGCGGGGCAAGCTACCACCTCGCACTGAATCCGCGCGGTGGCCAAGCCAGCGGCGTATCCGTCACCCGCCTGGTGCTGGTGTCCCCTGACGCGTGGGAGAATGCGCCGCCGGCAGGGTTCGGGGTCTGGCTGGGATAGACACGCACCTGCGCGCCGACGACCTGGCGGTGAAGCTGGGGGGCGGGGCCGGCGGTGGCTACGCTGCCGCCTCGGCGCGCAGCGCGCGGCCATGGCCTGGTGAGTTTCCCACGTCGGAGCATTGACGGCCGGCAGGCGGCCGGCTAAGGTCGGGGCGTCACCTACTCCCCTAGGCGGCGCCCCTGAAGGCCCCGGACTCCCCGCCGGGGCCTTCGCTTTTTCAGCGCGCGGTGCGCTCGCGGTGCGCCAGCCAGGCGTCGACGGTCGCCCGGCGCCAAGCCAGCCGGCGGCCCATCGGAAACGGCTGTGGAAGCGCCCCCCTGCGGCGGTAGACGTGGCCGCGCACGGCGGCCTCGGTGAGCCCGAGCTTTCGGGCGAGGCCGGGAACGCAGAGAACGGCGGTCATAGCAATGCGCCTCCCTGCGCAGGTAGTGCCGGCATGCCGCCGGCGTGCTCACCACTACCCAGGTGACGGGGCCCAGCCGCGGCCCTGTAGGAGGCCGTAGCCGCGGCTATTCCTTGCGGCTGCGCCGGCGCCAGTCGCGCCAGGCGGCCACGTCATCGAACCCGTCGGCCTTCGCCCACGTGCGCAGCGTGCGCATGCGCCTGGCGATGCCGCGCAGGTAGTCCTCGGCCACGGCCCGGTGCTCGGCGGGCACGCGCTCGAGGCCTGCCGGCCATTCGCGCGGATCCGTCCAGCGGTGCAGCTCGAGGCCCCAGCCCAGCCCATCCTTGGGCGCGTCCCGGAACGCGGCGCCGGCGACCGAGGCGGCGAACAGCTCGCCACCGGCCTCGGCCTTCGGTGTGCGCTTCCTGGCCATCACGCGGCCGCCTGCAGCTGCGCCGTGGCCACGTGCACGGACTTGTGGCACGCCTGGCACAGCCAGGACACCGCCAGAGGCCGGCTGTAGTCGGCGTGGTGCCCGACTACGCCGCGGGTGCGCCCGCAATACCAGCAGGCCGGCGGCTTCGACAGGCGCCCGTCCCTCACCGCGTTGTGCACGGCGCTGTTCGCCTTCCTACGCTCCGGGTGGCTGGCGGCGTAGGCTCCCGTCACGCGCTTCATCAGCGCGCGCCGCTCCGGCTTGGCCGCGCGCTCCCGGTCATATTCCCGGATGCGGTCAAGGTTCGCCGCCCGGTGCTCGCGCGTGTCGGCCTTCGTGCATTCCTTGCACTTTCCCAGGAGGCCGTCGGCCATGGCCTTGTGGCGGTAGAAATCCGTGCGGGGCTTGGAGGCCCCGCAGCGGAAGCATGTTTTTTTAGCGGTGGTCATGCTCACCTCAATCAAAAGGGATATCGTCGTCCGAGAAGCCGCCGTCATCGAATTGCGGCGCCTCCCGGCCCGCCGGCTCGCGCGTCGGGGCCTGCCGCTGCGGTGCCCCGCCCTGTCGACCACCGCCACCGCGGGACTCGCCGCCGCCCTCGCTGCCGCCGCCGAGCATTTGCATTTCATCGGCCACCACGTCGGTGGAATACCGCTCAATGCCATCCTTGCCGGTGTATTTCTCGGTGCGGATGCGGCCCTCGATATAGACCTGCCGGCCCTTTTTCAGGTATTCGCCGGCAATTTCGCCCAGGCGGCCAAAGAGCTTCACCCGGTGCCATTCGGTGCGCTCCTGCGGCTCGCCGGTTTGCTTGTCCTTCCACTGTTCGCTGGTGGCCAGCGACAGGGTGCAGATGGCCGTGCCGGCCTGCGAATACTTCACCTCCGGGTCACTGCCCAGGTTGCCGACCAGGATTACCTTATTGACTCCACGTGCCATTGTTGCGTCCTCGATTGGTGCCGGCCGCGCACCATGCACGGCCGGCGGGATGGGTTAGCGGCGGCGAACCGCCAGCGACTCCTCGGCGTAGAACCGAACGCCCGGCACGCGCGCCTTTGCCTTCAGCGCCTTGGCGACCTGGCCCAGCGCGCTGGTGTCGGCCTGCAGGTAGCCCAGCAGCGTGTCGTCGCCACGGGCCAGCGCCTCGGCGGCCGACTTCACCAGCTCGGCCAGGTCGACCACCTCGGCCTTCCACGTGACGCGACCGGCCACACCGGCGGCCTTCGGCGCGGCCACGGCCGGCACGTGCACCGGCGCGACCTCGGCGAGCTGCTGTGCCTCCTCGGCCTCCTCGCGCTCGGCCGCGCGCTCATCGGCCAGCTTGGCGGCGAGGGTGAACGCCGCGGTGTCGCCTTTGGCCAGCGCGGCCTGCGCCACCTCGCGGGCCTTGCGCTCGGCGTCCTCGGCTTCACGGCGCTGGCGCTCAATTTCCGCCAGGCGCGCGCGCTCGACGGCCTCGGCCTCGGCCTGCGCCTTGCGGGCCTTTTCGTCCTCGGCGCGCTTCCAGTCCAGCGCCGCACCGCGCAGAAGCTGGTCGGCCTCCTCGAGGCGCGCGAGCGGGCCCCGGAACAGGTCCATGATGCCGGCCTTCACCGCGTCCAGTGGGCGGGTGAGGGACATGCGCTTTTCGGTGAGCTCGGCCTTGCGCGTGGCGATGGCGCGCAGCTCCTCGGTGGCCAGCGCATACATTTCCGGGCTGTCGACGGTGTAGGCCAGCGCGAGCTGGTAGGTGTTTTCGGCCAGCTGGGTGGCGGCGGCCGCGGCCTTGTCGGCGTCGGCGCTGGTCGGGATTACGGCGGAATTCATCGGGTTAATCTCCTCGCATGAAGGTGTGGCAGGTGAGCGCGCCCAGGAACACCCGGGCGTCGGTACGGGACGGGAACGGCACCAGCTGCCAGGCGGCGGCGGGGCGAAGCTGCAGGGCGAAACGGTCCACCGGGGCGTCGCCCGGCAGCACGTCGGGATTCCACTCGCGCAGGGCGAGCTCATAGGCGGCCGTCTGTGGGCCGGTCGCACGCATCACGCGCACCACCGACTTCACATCGATCAAGGCGAAGCGACCATTGAGCACGCCGAACAGGTCGAGCGTGCCGGCGTAGCCATAGCGCCGGCTGGCCACCTTGCCCTCCTGCAGCAGCGACACGAAACCGGATTGCGCCATGAATTGGCGCCACTGGGCCAGGTAGGGCCGCAGCTCATCGTCCAGGCTGTCCTCATCGAGGATGCCCTGGCCGTCGAGCTCGACCATTCGGTGCACCGCGGTGCCGCGCGCGGCGGCCCGCGCGAGCACGTCGGGATCCACGCCGGCGTAGTCGGCGCCACTGACCAGCTTCAGCACGGTGGTGACGCCCGGCACCGGCCGGCCGTCGAGGGTGTAGCGGTGGGCGGCCTCATCGAACAGCAGGCCGCCCGCGGTGGCGATGGCGCTCATCATGCGCCGCCGTTGGCCAACTCGGTGAGCTTGGTCATGGTGTCATTGAGGTTCGCCATCGTGACTTCGCCGAACCGCGCGCGGACCTCCTCGAGCGTGAGCCCGGCGGCCTTGGCCTTCGCCTCGAGCACGCGCTGCGGCCCCGTCGACAGCGGCGTGGCAGGGTCCTGCTGGGCGGGCTGCTGCTGGGCCTTCGCCTGCGGCGATGCCGGCGCGGCCTTGGCCTGCGGCTTGCGGCCAGCATTCGCGCGCTGCGGCTCGGCATCGCCCGCGCCCTCGGCGTCGTCGTCGTCGTCGGCTGCGATGCACAGCAGCGCGGTGACGCCGTAGCGGCGCGCGTAGGTCATGCCGCTGGCGTAGCCCTGGCTGGCGTTGTCGCCGCCGGCCACGAACAGCGGGGTTTCATTGGCGAGGAATTCGCCCGAGCTGTGCAGCAGCATCGTGCGCACCGCTTCGTGGCCCTTGTCATTGACCACCACCACCGACTGGGTGAGCGCCAGTCCATTCTTTGCCAGCGCCGGCCGGACCTTTTCCAGAATGGTGGGCAGCGGCGCGTAGGTGTAGCTGTAGGGCTGCGGCCAGTATTCGGTGCCGTCCTGCTTGCGCTTCGGCTTGGGCTGGATGGTCACCGTCCGGTCGCGCGGAATGGTGGGGATTTCGCCCTGCGCGGCGGCGAGCGCGGCCGCTACCTGGGCGATGCTTTCCGAGCGCGCGGCGCGCTCGAGGTTCTGCTGTTCCATGGTTCCCTCCTGAAACCGCGCGGGCTACGCGGCGTAGGTGCAACACTACCACGGGTAGCGTGGCGGTGCAACAGGAGGTAGCACCGCAGCCCGGCCGGCTTGTGTTTCCGCATGCCATCCATGGTAGTGGAATTCCGCACGCGGATATACTACCCTCGGTAGCGAACTCCCAACCCGAGGCCAGTCATGGCACGCAAGAGCAGCACCCCGAACCCTGAAACCCCGCTCACCGCCGAGCAGCTGGAAAAGCTGCGCGCGGCCGTCTACCTGTCGGGCGGCGCGTCGCAGGTTGCGCAGCGCATGGGCTACCGCACCAGCGAGTCTATCCGCCGCTTCACCAAGGGCCTGAAGCTGGTCCCGGCCGAGCGGGTCGACACCTTTCGCGCAGCGGTTCAGAACCGGCTGGCGCTGGCCGACATTCGCCCGGACCTCTACGGCGGCCTGAAGGCCGACGCGCTGGGCTACGCCCCGAAGGCCCCGAAGGCGGCGGCCGCGCAGTCGTGAGCCGCTTCGCCATCATGCCGGCATCAGCGGTCACCGACGCCCGGCTGTCGACACGGGACCTGTCGGTGCTGGCCGCCATCGGCGTGCACACCGACCGCAACGGCTGGTGCTACCCCAGCCTGGGCCGCCTCGGCGAAATGCTCGGCATCAGCCGCCAGGCGGTCCAGAAATCCATGCGCTCGCTCACCGCCGCCGGCTACGTCCAGACGGTTGCGCGGGCCCGCGACGACGGCGGGCAGGCGTCCAACCGCATGCGCGTGCTGTTCGACACCGAGCACCCCGAGGGCGCGCTGCGGGTTGCCCCCCCTGCAACTTCTGAGGTTGCACCCCCCGCAACTCCTGGGGTTGCACCCCCTGCAACTCCTGGGGTTGCACATAACGACCCATCTAACGACCCAGTAGAACGCCAACAGCCTGCGCGCGTTCGCGCGCCTGTGGTGGGGCCGCCCGAGTGGCTGGATTCGCAGGCGTGGGAGGACTTCGCCGAGCACCGGCGCAAGACCAAGGCGGCGCTGACCGAAAAGGCCGCCAAGCTGGCGCTGGCCGAGCTGTCCAAGCTGCGCGACCAGGGTCACGACCCGGTGGCCGTCATCAATCAAACCATCCTCAACGGCTGGCGCGGCCTTTTCGCGCCGAAGGAATCCCATGCAGTCCGTGGCAACAGCCCTCGAGAAAGTGAAGCCCAGCGCGTCGAGCGCATCAACCGCCAGCACGACGAGCGCGAGCGCGCCGCTGGCATGTTCTGAGCCGATCCCGGCCGCGTGGCTGCGCCGGGTGTGGGAGCGCCTGGCGGCCGTCTATCCGAGCAAGTGGCGCGCGGCCATGGGCGAGTCGCCGCAGGCCGATGACGGAAAGCTGACCGTCTACGGCGACACCTGGGCCAAGGGCCTGGCCGGCCTGTCGCCCGAGCAGCTGGGCCGCGGCCTCGAGGCGTGCATCACCCGCACCGACCCGTGGCCGCCGGTGCTGGCGCAGTTCCGCGCGCTGTGCCTGGGCATCCCCGAGTTTTCCGAGGTGCGCGCCGATATGGCCCGCGACGGCGCGAAGCGCGCGCCCTTCACGGTGCTGGTGGGGCGCAGCCTCGACGGCTACCGCTTCCGCATGGCCGACGCCCGCGAGGCTGACCGGCTGCTGCGCGAGGCCTACGAGGCCGCCCGCGAGGCCGTGATGCGCGGCGAGCTGCTGCCCGAGCCGCTGGCCGAGATTGCGCAGGACACCGCGAAGCCTGCGCCGGCATCGCCCGAGGTGGCGCGCGCCCACCTGGCCGAAATCCAGCGCGCGCTGTACGGCGACCCCGAGGCCGGCGCGTGACCCCGGTTCACTTCGTGGTCGACATGGCGCCGGTGGCCAAGGGCCGCGCCCGCTCGCGCGTGGTGAAGGCGAAGGGCCGCACGTTCGTGTCGCACTACACGCCGCCGGAAACGCGCGACTGGGAGGCCACGGTGGCCCGCTACGCCCGCGCCGCGATGGCTGGGCGCGAGCCCATCGCCGGGCCCGTGGAGCTGCTGACCGTGTTCCTGCTGCCGGTGCCGGCCAGCTGGCCCAACTGGAAACGCCGCCTGGCGCTCGAGGGGCTGGTGGTGCCCACCACGAAACCCGACTGGGACAACCTGGGCAAGGCCGTGGCCGACGCCATGAACGGCATCGCCTGGGCCGACGACACCCAGGTGGTGGATTGTTTCACCCGAAAACGCTACGCCGCCATGCCCTGCGCGGTGGTGTACGCGAAACCGCTCGACCTGCTGCCGGCCCAGGTGTCGCGCCGGCCCACGGCATAGGAGGGATGCCCGCATGACCGCAATTCTGCCCACTGGCGACCAGGAAACCCAGGTGCTCGCGCGCCTGCGGCGTGGCCCGCTGACCCCGCTCGAGGCGCTGGCCGAGCTCGGCGTCTACCGCCTTGCCGCGGTGGTGTACCGCCTGCGCGATGCGGGCTGGCCCATCGACACCGAGGAGCTGAAAACACCGTGCAGGAACGGGCGCACCGCGCGCGTGGCACGCTACCACCTGGCCCGGACGCGGAGGAGCCGCAAATGCTGAGCAAAATTCTCGAGGAAATCGTGGAGGTCGCGGGCTACGCCCCGGCGCTCGAGCTGTGCCGCGGATTCGGCGGCCGAACCGTGCGGATCCCGTCGCCGATGGTGGAAACACACCCGCTCGCTCTCACCATGGGCTATCACCCCGCCTGCGCGCTGTCGACGCGCTTCGGCGGCGAGGACCTGCCGGTGCCGGCCGAGCGCACCGCGCTCATGGACCTGCGAAACCAGCGCATCGTCGCGGCCTACGTGGAGCGCGAGGCGTCGGTGTCGGCGCTGGCGCTGGAATTCGGGCTGACCCGCAAGCGCATCACCGAGGTGCTGGACGAGGCCGGCGTGCAGCGGCGTTCTTTGACCGCTTGAAATGCTACCGGCGGTAGTGCTAGGCTAACCCGCAGTAGCACCCCCGTCCCGGCCCGCGCGAGGAGGCGCAGCCACCATGTATCGCAACTTGACCATTTTCCGCTTCCCCGAACCCGTGGCCGCGTCCATTCGCGTGGCAGCGCTCGCCTCACCGCCTGGTGGCGAAACAGACCTGCAGCGCGACCTGTCCACGCACGCCATGAAGCCCGTCGGCCCGCTCGAGCTGTCCAGCCGCGGATGGGTCATGGCCTGGCCGTCTGAGAACGGCCTGTTCCGCAGCATCGGCGACACCGTGCACCTCGCCCTCGGCGGCGAGGACAAGCTGCTGCCGCCGGCGGTGGTGAACCGCGAGCTGGCCAAGCGACTGGACGAGGCCGAGGAGCGCGAGGGCCGCAGGCCCGGCGGCCGCGCCCGCAAGCGCATGAAGGACGAGGTGGTGCAGGACCTGCTGCCGCGCGCGCTGGTGAAGCCCTACCGCCTCGACGGCTACCTGGACCTGCAGCGCGGCCTGCTGGTGGTCGACACCGCAAGCCGCAAGGCGGCCGAGGAATTCGCCAGCATGCTGCGCCTGACGCTGGGCAGCTTCCCGGCCCTGCCGCTGAATGCCGAGCGGTCGCCGCGCACCATGCTCACCGGCTGGGTGGACGGCCTTCCGCTGCCCGATGGAATGTCCATTGCCGACGAGGCTCGACTGCAGGACGGCGCCGACGGTGGCGGCGTGGTGACGCTGAAGGGGATTGACCTTCGCAGCGATGAGGTGGCCGAGCACCTGGACGCCGGCAAGCAATGCACGCGGCTGGGCCTGTACCTGGGCGACCGGCTGGGCTTCGCCTTCGGCGAGGACCTGGTGGTGCGCAAGCTGCGTTTCCTCGACGGCGCCATGGACCAGCTCGAGCACGCCGACAGCGACGACCTGCAGGCCGAGCTCGATGCGCGCGCCACGCTGCTGGTGGGCGAGGTTGGCACCTTGTTCGACGTGCTCGAGGGCGAGTTCCGATTCAGCAAGGTGGAGGGCTGACCGTGACCATCATCAACCCCGACCATGAAGCCGCCATTGCGGCATTCCACCGCGCCGCTGCGCTCGCCGGCACTGGCGGCGACGGCCGCTACGCCCGGGCGGTGGTGCACCTCGAGCCCAGCGTGCGCCGCGACCTCGAGGCGCGCGCCGCTGTCGCCCCCCAGCCCCCTGCCGATTTGCCCGACTGGCCGCCGCAGAATTGGGCAGGCATGGACGGAGCGATTGCGTGGCACTTGATTGACCGGCACGCGGACGGGTGGCAGGCGGTCGGCGAGATGATGGCCGCGTGGCTGGCGGCCAATGTGCCCCAGCCCCCTGCCGAGGCGCAGGCACAGGGCAGCGGGGAGGTGGTGGCCGAGGTGCTGAAAACACGCTGCGGGTGCCACCCCGAAACCTGTTGCTGCGGCGACTACACGCTGCGGCTCAACGGCAAGGAGGTTGCAAAGGGTTTCCACGACAAGATGCAGGCTATCGCGGACGCGATCAACGCAAAGCCCACACCCCCGAGCGCGCCCGTGGGGGTGGAGGGCATCGACGCGAATGATAACGCTGACTACATTGATCATTGCGCGGACAGGCTCGAACGGCTAGGGCATCTTGTGGTTGCTGGGGGGCTGCGCGTCATCGCAATCGAACATCGCACCCTCGCCCAGCAGCCCGCAGCCGTGGATCGTGCTGCGGTGGAGCGGACCAAGTGGGTCTGTGGATTCTGCACGGGCGTCTACTACCTTCCGAGTCCCCATGGTCGGTTCTGCTGTGACGCGCAGGCCGAGTTCCGCGCCGCCCAGCCCCAAGGGGCCGACCATGGCTGACCGTCCGCGATTCCTAGCCAGTGGCATGGTGAGCTGCTGCCGCAACTGCGGGCGGCCGCACAGCGTGCACGTGCCGGCCAAGACCGGCGCGCCCTACTGCCCGAAGGGCAAGCAGGCCCACCCGTGGAAGGGGCGGTAATGCTGGCCCTGTGCCTGTCCGTGGCCGGCCTGCTGCTGGGCCTGGTGCTGGCGCGACTGGCCGCGCACGGGCGCCGAATTCGCCTGGCCGACGAGCTGAAACGCGCCGAGTCCGAGGTGGAGCGGCTGGGCTACATCGAGGCCGCGCTGCGCGCCTACCCGTTCGGCGAGGGCATCCCGCAGGTGTCCACCGCGCTGACCAATGCGCAGATCCTGCGCCAGGCTGCCCGCAACCGGGTGAAGGCCTGCCAGGACGCGCTGGCCACCGCAGGGAGGGCGCGGGCATGACCGGCCGAGTGGAGCGCAAGTGGCAAGAGGAAGGCCGCGAGCCCATGACCCGGAAGCAGCAAAAGCTGCTGAACGCCGCCTGCGGCGACCTGGCCGAGCAACTGCGCTGGCACGGGATCGTGTTCAGCCGGGACGACTACCGCCATTTCATTTCCGCGGTAGTGCTCGGCGAGCGACTGGTGCCGGGCTACGCGGACGGCATGGGTCCGGCGGGCCTGATCCGCATGGCCCGGTCCAGCCTCGAGCTGTCGAAAACGCAGGCCACCGAGGCTATCCAGATCGCGTTCGACATTGGCGACAACCCCGAGGACCAGGGCATCCCGCACCGCCCGGTGCGGTGGTGCGAGGTCATCGTGAAGGCGCGATGGTTCACCGAGGAGGAGCCGCTGGGATGAAACGACTCGCACTAGCATTTGCGGCGCAGGGTGTCGGGTTCTGGCTGGCCATTTCCGTGGTGCCGCCGCAGTTCGGCACGCTGGCGGTTTTCGCCGGCACGCTGGCGTCGGCCTACCTGCTGGCGTCGGCCCCGGTCCAGCCGTTGCGCGACCGAACCGCCAGCATCGTGCTCGAGCGGCTGTTTTGGGTCACGGGGCACGACCGGATCCGCACGCGAGACTCGCGCGTGCTGTGGCTGGACCAATGAACCTCGAGCGCCGCGACTTCGCCATCCGCGACCTGGGGTGCATCGCCTGCCGCATGTTTGGCTTCGGCTTCGCCCCATGCGAAAAGCACCACCTCAACGGCGGCGACCAGCCCGGCAGGAAGCGCCGCGGCGAGCGCCATACCGTCGGCCTGTGCCAGTGGCACCACACGGGGCGGTGCTGGTGCACGGGCTCGCCCATCGAGCGGCAATGCCCGGCCTGTCTGGTCGCGCGCGGCCCGTCCTGGCGACACCACAAGCGCGCATTCATTGAGCAGTTCGGCGACGGCGACGCCCTCCTGTCCTACCAGGACCTGCTGCTGGCCGGCTGGTGAAACGGTCGCACTACCGCCGGTAGAGGCGGGCCGCTACGGTGTGGGCTGGTCCGAACCGCCCGCGACGGAGCCCCGCGCCATGAAGCCAACCCCCCTGGCCTACGCCATCCGCCTGGTCATCGTGGCCATGGTGCGCGAGCCGTGAGCGACCGCTGCCGCGCAATCCTCGAGGGCCCGATGGCCAAGGCCTACGCGCTACTGCCGCCGAAGATGCGCAGCGACCGGGCCGACGTGATGCTGCTGGCCATTGGCCTTCAGGAGTCCCGCCTGCGCTACCGGGCCCAGCTCGGCGGCGGCCCAGCCCGTGGCCTGTGGCAGTTCGAACGCGGCACGCGCGCGAGCCGCGGCGGCGTGTGGGGCGTCTACCTGCACGCGGCCAGCCGCGACCACCTGCGCGACCTGTGCGAGGCGCGCGGCGTCGAATACGCGCCCGATCCCATCTACCGGACCCTCGAGCGCGACGACGTGCTGGCCGCCGGTGTCGCGCGCCTCCTGCTGTGGACCGACGCGAAGGCCCTGCCCGAGCTGGGCGACTGGGCCGAGGCTTGGGACCTGTACGCCAGGCGCGCATGGCGCCCCGGAAAGCCGCACCCTGACACCTGGGGCGGGTTCTACGCCGAGGCGCTGGGCACCGTGGCCGAGGCGCGCTGCGCGTGAGCGTGGAGCCCACGACCGCCGCGCAGATCTTCACCGGGTTGACCGCCGCGGCCGTCACCGTGGTGCCCGTCGGCGGCGAGGTGTGGCTTGGCATCCCGTCCGACGTGCTGCTGGCCGCGAGCGCCGGCGCGCTGTTCGGCCTGGCCTACACCAGCCCCGACACCTGGCGCCGATTCATGGCCCTGCCGGAAGGCAGCGCCACGCACCGCGCCGTGTTCGTCGCGCTGCGCTCCCTCGGGCTCCTTTTCACGCTGGCGTGCAATGCGCTGCTGGCAGGATGGGCTGTCGAAATCCTGCCGCACCTGCCCATGGCCTCATGGACCGCCAAAATCGCCCCGCAGCCCATGGCTGGCGTGCTCGCCTTCGCCGGGCAGTTCACCATCCCCAAGGCCATCCGCGCCATCGAGGAATGGCGCGCACCGTGGAGCAAGGCGAAATGACCGCGCCCGACCTCGCGCTGCACATTCTGGCCGCGGGCGTCCTGTTCGGCGTCATCACCCGGCTGGCGAAGGTGCCCTGTGACCACGGCCCGCTGGGCTCGCGCGTGCGGTGGAACCTGTGGGTTCTGGGCCAGGTGCTCATCGGCGTGGGCGCCATCGCCATGCTCATGGGCCACCTGCCGCTGGCCGCCGGCTTCCTCCTGGCCGGCATCGCCCTGCACTATTCAGTGCGGCTGGGCCGTCGGAGCGGCGACCGATGATTTCCGGGGCCCTGTCCCTGCTGCGCGGCGCCTGGAACCTGGCCGGCCGCGCGATGAAGGGCGCCGGCGACTGGCTGCGCCAGCCCCGCGACTGGTGGCGCGTGGTGTCCGTCTGCTTGGCTGTGGTGTGCATCGGCTTCGCATTTTCGGCGAGTGACGCCAAGCGCCAAGTGGTGCTGGTGACCGAGCAATGCCAGACCCGGGTGCTGACCATCGAGCGCGAGGCCGACCAGGCCGTGACCGCCGCGACCACCACCCGCCGCTCCCTGCAGCAATGCCAGACCCGCCTCACCGAGGAGGTGGGCAAGGCCACCCGAGCCCGGGAGCTCGAGCGCGAGGCTACGGCCGCGGCTGCTGCTACCGCAGCGCAGGCCGAGCGCGACCGGGCCACGTGGCAGCAGACCTACCGCGCCCGCCCCGCCACCTGCCAGGCCGCCCTCACGGCCATGGAGGCCGCATGCCCCACGCTGTCCGAGTATTAGGAACCGCCGCGGCCCTGCTGGCGCTGGCCGGCTGCGCGTCGACCGACAAGCGCCCCATCCCGCCGGCCGTCGAGGTGGTGGAAATCCCGGTGAGCCGCTACGTCGAGGTGTCGACCGCCGTGCGCAAGCTGCTGGGGCCCTGCCCCATCGCCGTGGGCCCGCTGCGCGACGTGGTGGAGGTCGCGCGCCTGCGCCGCGAGCAGCTGGAAGCGTGCAACGGCGACAAGGCGGCCGTGCTCGAGCTGCTGGACAAGGCCGAGGCCGAGAACAAGGCGCGATAGCTGCTACTCGCACTTGCATTCAAATACTACCGCTGGTAGTGTGGTCACAACGCCAAAGAGGAGGCGAGCGTGGCCAGTTACTACAACGAATTCGACCCCTACGCAGCCCAGTGGCTGCGGAACCTCATCGGGTCGGGACTGATCCCATCGGGGGAAGTGGATGAACGATCAATTGTCGATGTTTCTCCCGGCGACCTCGCCGGATTCACCCAGTGCCATTTCTTCGCCGGGCTCGGAGGATGGGGACTCGCCGCACGCCTCGCCGGCTGGCCCGACGACCGGGAGCTGTGGACCGGCTCGCCCCCGTGCCAGCCGTTCAGCGTCGCCGGCCAAGGCAAAGCCCAGGCTGACGATAGGCACCTGTGGCCCCACTATTTTCGGCTCGCCAGTGCCAGACGGCCCGCTGTCCTCATGGGAGAACAGGTTGCGGCGGCGGTTGGCAAGGACTGGCTCGACGGAGTGTTCACTGACCTGGAAGGTATCGGCTACGCCTGCGGGGCGGCCGTTGTCCCGGCTTGTGCCGTCGACGCGCCCCATCGACGCGACCGCCTGTGGTTTGTGGCCCACGCCGACGACGCGGGACCACAAGGACAGCATCGGCATGTCCTTCGCGCCGAGGAAGGACGGGGCCAGCCGGCTGGACCTGCTGCCGAGGCAGGTTTACTGGATTGCGCAGAACACGCCGGCCGCGCTGTGGGGGACGCCACTGGCGCAACAGGCGAACGGCGAACCGGAGCAGTTCCTTCAGAGGAGGCGGGACAGCATCGCTCGGGGCAACTCAATGGGAGTGAGCCTGTCGGACTTGAATATGCAGGTCAAGGCAGCGACCGCGCTGGCGTGCTGGCCGACGCCGACTGCGCTGAGTCCGAACGCAGCCAGGGGGACGGGCCAGTGCCCGCACAAGTGGAAGGCTGGCGGGCATCAAGTGAACCTTATGGATGCGGTCACCGTTCATCGTGGGACGGAGCTGGATGGATCACCGGATGGGACGGAAAAGCCAGGCGCGTTGAACCCGGCATTCGTCTGCTGGCTCATGGGGTTTCCGGTCGAATGGCTGTTCGCCGCACCGTCGGACAAGGCGCAGCCGCGCACGAAGAAGAGCACTGGTACAACCGAATCGGAGCCGTCCGGGCCTTCGGCAATGCCATCGTCCCGCAAGTCGCGGCGGAAGTGATTGGGGCATTCATGGACTGCCGGCCGTGAGCGGTCCCTGTGCGAAACAGCAGGTGACCGCCACCCTGGTGGCCAGCGACGGCGCCCGATTCGTCGGGCGCAATGACTGCCGCCTGCCGCAGCGCACATGCCCGCGCGGCGAAATGCCTCACGGCGTCGGCTACCACCTGTGCCGCGAGGTTTGCGACCAGCCCGCACATGCGGAGGTGGGCGCGATCCGGCAGGCCGGGGGAGGCGCGGTCGGCGCCACCATCTACGTGGAGGGACACGACAAGGCATGCTCCGATTGCTCGCTGGCCGCATGGATGGTGGGCGCCAGCATCGTGATGGGCCCGCCGCCCGGTAGTGGCCCACTACTACCCGTGGTAGATTGACCACAACCCGCAACGGATCAAGCCCGCAACATGACCGAGCCCCGCAAGCCGAGGAAGCGAGCCGCCAAGAAAGCGGCCAAGAAAGCCCCGGCACCGACCCGAAACCGGACCAATGGCAAAGTGCGCGGGGCTACTGGCCGCCGGGAAACGAGCCACGTCGACGTGCTGGCCGGCATCAAGCAAGGCGAGGCCCTGAAGCTGCGCACCCGCGGGCTGACCTTCCGGGAAATCGCGGCCAAGCTCGACGTGGACGTGGCCACCGCCCACCGCTACGTGAAGGCCGGGCTGGTGGAGCTGGCCGACCAGACTCGGGAAACAAGCCGCCACCTGCGCGCGCTCGAGCTGGCCCGACTGGACGAGCTGCTGGTGAAGGTGTGGCCGTTCGCCACCGGCGACCTGGGGCCGCTGGTGCGGGAGCTCGAGGCCCGCCAGGCAGACCTCGCCGAGCTGGACCCGAAGGCGGCGAAAAGCAGCCTGGTGGCGAAGCTCCTCGAGGCGTTCGTGGACGGCATCCCGCAGGACGACTACCTGAAACGCGCGCTGGACATCATCAAGACCCGCAGCCGCCTGCTGGGCCTCGAGGCGCCGGTGAAGCACGCTCACACCGACCCGACCGGCGAGGAGGAGCGCGCCGTGCCGGTGGCGTTCCCGGTGCCGCCGCAGCTGGATCCGGCGGCGTGGCAGGCGTTCGCGGCGAAGGCGGTGAAGGAGGCGCAAGGCGATGGTTGAGCTCTACGTCATCCCCAGCAGGGGCGTGGCCGACATTCCCGAGCAGCTGCGGAACATCGCCGTGGCCATCGAGGCAGGCGAGTACGGCGAAGTGCGCGAGGGCGCGCTGGTGCTGAACGGCGACAGATTCGACGTGTTCGGCATCGGCAGCCCCGCCGATGGGACGGTCGCGCACTACCTGCTGGCACGCGGCCAGCGCAAGCTAGAAATGGTGGTGACCGATGGCTGACGCTCCGCGCCAGTGCACCACATGCCGCTGGTGGCTGCGCAATCCGCACACGGTGACGGTGGGCGAGTGCCGGCGGATGCCGCCGCACCCGGCCGACAATATGATGGACCCCCGCTGGTGGCCGACGACGCGCCGCCATGACTGGTGCGGCGAGCACCAGGAGGCGCAGGGCGATGCGTGACTGGCACCCCATCGAAACCGCCCCCAAGGATAGGTGGGTGCTGGTGTGGAGCTCCGACAGCGGCGTGGATGTCTCCTACTGGCGGGCCCCGCCCTATTCCCCGGGATGGTATGGCGGACTTGACGGGTACGGCGACCCCCAGCTGCTGGCCGGCGTGACCCACTGGATGCTGCTGCCGGATCCGCCCCCCATGTTTGAGCCCGGAGGGTTTCGCGCTGCTGGCGAGGTGGGCCTGCGCGACGGCGAAGTGGCTGTGGTGCTAGCCCCTGGGCGCAAGCTCGATGGCTGACGCCAACCTGCTGCTGGAATGCCCCGACGCGCCCGTGTGGACGCAGGCCGAGCTCGACGCCACGGGGCGGGAGCTGGCCATCGGCTGCACCTTCCAGGGTTTCCTCGAGCCCGCCCATGGCGACGAGCGCACACAGCACCGACGCCGGTGGCGCGGGAAGCGCATCAGCGTGAGGCGCCGGATCCCCGACGACCTCGCCGGGCGGATGATGGCCCCGCTCATCGCGTACGCCATCCGCATGCTGTGGCGGGCCGGTCGCTGGTGAACGCCGTACTGGCCGACCACCGGCCGGCCGACGTGCCGCTGGACCTGTCGGTGGCACCCTCACTGCGCCCGGTATGGGTGCCGAACGCCGGCCCGCAAACCCTGCTGGTCACCTGCCCCTTGTGGGACGTGCTCTACGGCGGCGCGCGAGGCGGCGGGAAAACCGACGGCCTGCTGGGCGACTTCATCGGGTTTTCCATATTCATCGACCAGGTGAACCGTGGCTTGGCCACCTGGGCGGGCACGACACTGCGCCGCGAGGCCCACGCCAGAGGCCTGTTCGTGCGCCGCACATACGACGAGCTGGACGAGGCAGTGGCGCGCAGCCACGAAATGCTCGAGCCCCTGGGTGCGCGCTGGCGCCCGTCGAAATACACCTGGGCCCTGCCGTGGGGCGGGTTCCTGAAAATGCGCTACCTGGCGCGCGACGCCGACGCAAGCCGCTACCAGGGACACAGCTACAACTGGCTGGGCGTGGACGAGGCCGGCAACTTCGCCAGCCCCGACCCCATCAAGAAACTGACCGCGACCCTGCGCGACCGCAACGGCGTGCCTGCGCGCAAGCGTATGTCCGCGAACCCGGGCGGCCCAGGTCACGGCTGGCTCAAGGCCGATTATGTAGACCCGGCCGCGCCGTTCGTGCCGCACGTCGACCCCGACACCGGCCTGCCCCGCGTCTACATTCCCAGCCGGCTGCAGGACAACCCGGCGCTGACCGAGAACGACCCGGGCTACATCACCCGCCTGCGCGGATCCGGCCCGGCGTGGCTGGTGCAGGCGTGGCTGAACGGCGACTGGAATGCGGCGCCCGAGGGCGGCATCATCCGCGCCGTGTGGCTGCAGAACCACTACGCCGTTCTGCCCGAGGAGCCCGAGGCGTTCATGCGGGTGCACAGCTGGGACACGGCCTACAAGGCCGACCAGCACAATGACCCCAGCGTGCTGACCAGCTGGGTGTGCGCCGCCGGCGACGTGCGCAAGCCGCCAGGGTTCTACCTGGCCGACCTGTTCCGCGAGCGCATGCCCTACCCGGACCTGCGCCGGCGCGTGATTGAGTTCGCCGAGCGGGACAAGCCGCACGCCATCCTGGTGGAAGACAAGGCCAGCGGCCAGTCGCTGCTGCAGGACCTGGGCGCCAGCACCATGCTGCCGCTGATCCCGGTGGAGCCCGACGGCGACAAGGTGACCCGCGCCCTTCGCGTGACCCCGCTCATGGAGGCTGGGCGCATGTTCCTGCCGGCGCGCGCCCCGTGGCTGCTGGATTACGAGCTCGAGCTGACCATGTTCCCGACCAAGGGCGTGCACGACGACCAAGTGGACAGCACCACCCAGGCGCTCGACTGGATGGCCAGGCACGCTGCCCACGGCTACGCCTACGCCAGCAGCGGCCAGACCCGGCAATCCGCCGCAGCCCCCGGTGGCGGTCGCACTACCGAGGGTGGCAGTGGCTGGGGCACAGTAGGCAGCGGCACCGACACCAGCGGATTCATGTAGCCATGGCAACCCCCAAGCGCCCCATCACCGAGGAGCTGGCGAAGCCCGATAACGCCTTTGCGCTCGGGTCGACCTTCGCCAACCTGCTGACCGTCGAGGATTCGGTGCTCGAGGCCAAGGGCCGCGATTATCGGATCTACAAGGAAGTGCTCCGCGACGACCAATGTGCGAGCGCATTCGCCGAGCGGCGCATGGCCGTCACGTCGAAAAACTGGATGGTCGACGCCGCCAGCAAGAGCGCCCAGGACGTGGCCGCGGCCGACTTCGTGCGCGAGCTGCTGACCAACCTCGAGTGGGACCGCATCACCGACAAAATGCTATATGCGCGGTGGTACGGCCACGCGGTGGGCGAGTGCATGTGGGCCACCGATGGCCGGTTCGTGACCCTGGCCGACGTGAAGGTGCGCGACCGCGGCCGCTTCGTGTACGACGACCGCGGCGCCCTGTACCTGCACAAGGCCGGCGCCCCGCAGCCGGTGCGCATGCCCGACCGGAAGTTCTGGGCCATCAGCACCGGCGCCGACACCGACGACAGCCCCTACGGGCTGGGCCTGGGGCATTTCTGCTACTGGCCGGTGTTTTTCAAGCGCAGCGATATCAAGTTCTGGCTGGTGTTCCTCGAGAAGTTCGGCCAGCCGACCGCCATCGGCAAGGCGCCAGGCGGCCGCCTCGAGGACGTGGGATTCCGCGACAAGGTGCTGGGCGCCCTGCGGGCCATTTCCAGCGAAACCGCCGTGGTGGTGCCCGAGGGCGTGGAAATCGAGCTGCTGGAAGCCGCGCGCAGCGGCGCCGGCGACTATGAAGCCATGAAGGACGCAATGGACGCGGCCATTTCCAAGCTCATCGTGGGCCAGACCGCGAGCAGCCAGGGCACGCCGGGCCGCCTGGGCAATGATGACCTGCAGGGCGAGGTGCGCAATGACCTAGTGAAGGCCGACGCCGACCTGGTGAGCGCATCTTTCCGCCGACAGGCCCTCACCTGGCTGTGCGAGTGGAATTTCCCCGGCGCCGGCGTGCCTTCGGTGTGGCGCGAAACCGAGCAGCCAGAGGATCTGAATCGCCGCGCCGAGCGCGACAGCAAGGTGTTCGCCCTCGGGTTCGAACCGACAGAGGACTACGTGCGGGAAACCTACGGCGAGGGCTGGCAGAAAAAGGCGGTGCAGGCCGGCGTCACCCCGGGCGAAGTGGCCGACGAGCTCGCCCAGGAATTCGCCGAGCTGGGCGCAATCGCCGCGCTGAAGGCCGGGCACCGTTCGGACGAGCAGAGCATCGCCGAGGCGGCCCAGTACCTGGCGAACCGCTACCAGGACACCATCGGGCCGCGCGTGCAGCAGCTGCTGGACTACGCCGAGGAGGCGGGCGATTACGAAACCCTGCAGAAGCGCCTGGTGGCGATGCTCGAGGAGCCGCCGCCGGCGTCCGCGCAGCGCGCCGTGATGCGCTCCAAGGTCATGGCCCGCCTCATGGGCATGTTTCGCGCGCAGCGATAGGAGGCTGCCATGGCGAAGCGAATCCGTTACGAGGTCCTGCCGCTGTCCAAGGCCGAGCTGGCCAGCATCGGCACCGGAGGCGGGCTGCGCTGGAAGGTGACCATCGACGGCGACCGCCTGGCCGTCCACGGCAAGCAGGCCGAGGCCGTGACCTTCGCCGCGGCTACCGCGCGCTCCGAGTGGAAAGCCCGCGGCGTGCTGGGCGAGCTGGTCATCAAGGGCCGCGACGGCCGCATCCGCGACTCCCGCACCTACGGGCGCGACCCGCGCCGGACGCCCGGCTGAACGTGAGCCGCGCGCAGGACTTCCTCGACTACCTCGACGGGCCCATGGGTGGCAGCTTCACGCTCGCGCCCGAGGAGGCCATGGCGTTCTATGCCGCCAAGGGGCTGCGCACCACGTTCGACTACCGCGACATGCTCGGCACCGAGCACACCGCGGCGTTCACGGTGGCCAAGATGATGGACACCGACCTGCTGGCCGACGTGCACGCCAGCCTGCTGGACGCCATGGCCACCGGCACGCCGTTCCGCCAGTGGGCCGACGGCATCGTGCCGCTGCTGCAGGCCAAGGGCTGGTGGGGCCGCAAGGCCATGACCGACCCGCTCACCGGGAAAACGATCATCGCCCAGCTGGGCAGCCCCGGGCGCCTGCAGACCATCTTCCGCACCAACATGCAGACCGCCTACGCGGCCGGCGCCTGGGCGCAGATCGAGGAGCAGGCCGAGCTCGCGCCGTTCCTGCTGTATGACGCCGTGGACGACCACCGCACGCGACCCGAGCATGCCGCGTGGGATGGCCAGGTGCACCCGGTGGGCTCGCCGTTCTGGCGCGACCACTATCCGCCGAACGGCTGGAATTGCCGCTGCGGCGTGATCCAGCTTTCCCAGGACGACCTGGACGCCATGGGCCTGGCGGTGTCGCCGCAGGTGCCGCAGGCGACCTACCGCTGGACCAATCCGCGCACCGGCGAGACTTCGAAGATCGCCGCCGGCGTAGATCCGGGCTGGAATTACAACCCGGGGCAGGCCTACCTGCAGAACCTCATGGCCACCGCCATCAGCAAGGCGCGCGCACTGCCGCCGCAGCTGGTCGCCCCGGCCGTGAAGGGCATCGACGCAACCAAGGCCGCCGCCATGGCGCAGCTCGACGCCGACGTGAAGGCCGCGCAGCTGGCGCTGGCCAAGGCGATGGGCGCCGACGCGCAGAAGCGCGGGGCCCTGAAGGCCGCCGAGCGCAGCGCCCAGTGGCAGCTGGACAATGCCGTGGCCAGCAAAACCCCGTACCTGGCGACCGCCATCAAGCAGGTGGCCGCGACCAAGGCCGGCCAGGCCATGGCCCCGTCCGAGCTCCTGACCGCGGCGCAGGCGAAGGCCGCCCAGGCGAAGGCCTCGGCGAACCTGGTCAACTGGAAACAGGCCTATCTCGCCGACAAGGAACCTGGCCCGGCCGCGAAATCGCAATTCGACGCGCTGCCCGACGACGCGCAGGCGGCGCTAGTGCAGCAGCTGGACGCCATCAAGGCCGACAACGCCCTGCAGGCGGCCGCGCAGCAGCAGCTCGACGCCATCGCCGCGCAGTCGGCCGGCACGCTCGAGGCCAAGGCCCTGGCGAAGCTCGCCGGCGACCACGCGAAGCCCGCCGACCTGCTGGCCGCGGTGCAGGCCGAGGTCGCCGCGCAGAAGCTGGCCATCAGCAAGGCCACCACGCTGGCCGGCCTGAAAAAGTCACTCATCGCCGGCAAGACCCCGACCCCGGCGCAGGGCTCGCTGCTGAACGAGCTCACCGACGACGCCAAGGCCGCGCTGCTGGCCGACGTGGACGCCGCGAAGGCCGCCCAGGCGGCCAAGGTCGCGCAGGCGCCCGAAGCCACCAAGCCCGCCCAGCTGCTGAACGAGCCCGACACGCCGCTGAACCCGGACGCGCTGGTGCAGATCGGGCCGCAAAAGGGCAGCAACCCCGGCGGCCTGTACCAGGATCCTGACACCGGCGTGAAGTGGTACGTCAAGCGCCCGAACAACCCCGAGCAGGCCCGAAACGAGGTGCTGGCCGGCGCGCTCTACCGCCTCGCCGGCATCGACACCCCCGAGCTGCGGCTTACCCGTCACCAGGGGCAGGCCGCCATCGCCTCGCGCATCGTGGACGGGCTGGAATCCGGCACGCCCGCGCAGCTGGCCGCCGCCGGCGGCACCGCCGAGGGCTTCGTGGTCGACGCCTGGATGGCCAACTGGGACGTGGTGGGCATGGGGTTCGACAACCTGCTGCTGAAGGGCGGCAGGGCGTGGCGAGTGGACACCGGCGGCGCGCTGCGCTTCCGGGCACAGGGCGGGCTGAAGGGTGCCGCGTTCGGCGATGACGTGCTCGAGCTCGACAGCCTGCGCAACGCCGCGACCAACCCGCAGTCCGCGGCCGTGTTCCGGGGCCTCACCCCGTCGCAGCTCGAGGATGGCGTGCGCCGCGTGCTGGCCATCCCCGAGGACCGCATCCGCGCGCTGGTGGACGAGCTGGGGCCGCTGGACCGAGGCGAGCGCGACAAGCTGCTGGCCACGCTGCTGGCCCGGCGCGAGGCGCTGGCCGAGCGGTTCCCGAACGCCCGCCCGAAGCGCGAGGCCCCGGCGCCGGCGCCCGTGGAGCGCGTGACCGAGTTCGAACAGCGCGAAATCGAGGCCGCGCGCGCGAACGGCTACACCCTGACCACCGACGGCGACGCCATCGAGGACCACCACGTGGTGGCGATGGCCTACACCGACGCCGCCGGCAAGGCCCGCACGCGCCTGGCGCTGAAGCTGCGCCCGGACCAATCGGCATGGCTGCAGCAGCAGCTGCCCGACAGCGCCGGCCCTACCGCGCCGGTGCTGGCCGACTTCGTGGACGCGAAGGCTTCCGGCCTCGAGCTGCTGAAGGGGCTCAACAGCCAGGCGGCCAAGGGGCTGGAAATCCGCCTGGACAAGGAAGTGGCCCGCTACCAGGCATTCCGGGCTCGGATGAAGGCGCTCATGGAGCAGGTGCGCGCGGCCGGCGTTGGCGACGGCATTCTGCCTGCGGCCACCGAGGCCACGATGGCGGCCTCGCACCGGCAGCTGCTGAATCTCGAGTCGCAGCTGGATGACTATTTCCGCCGCCACAAGCCCGGCGACAAGGCCCAGGCGCTCCCCGCGTTCGACTTCAACGCCGTGGCTGACCGCGTGCTGGGCCCCGTCCCGAAGCCCAGCACCGGCGCGTCCCGGTCGACGTTCCGCGCCGCCGGCGGGCTCACCTACAGCCGCGCCGAGGTGAAGGCCGGCCGCGTGCGCGAGCTGCCCAGCCAGGTGAGCGCCGCGAGCTACGCGCGCCGCACCTACGTGGACGAATTCGACGGCGGGCGTGTCACCTTCGTGCCAGACCACCCCGAGAACGCGCTGGCCATTCGCGGCTATGCCCAGGTGGAGGTCGACGGCGTGGGCCCGCAGGCCACCGCGCGCGCCATCGCCGAGCTCGAGCGACTGGGCATCGACACCAGCCGCGCATCGCCCGATGCCCGCCTCGAGCTGTACCTGGACCGCCACCTGTACCTGCGCAGCGTGAAGGACACCGAGCTGGAAGGCGCGTGGCTGGCAATCCGCAGCGAAACCGACCAGCTGGTGCGCAACCAGCGCAAGCTCGAGCTCCTGAACAAGGCCGCCGGGTTCGACGTGCGCACCTCGCCCAACTGGGACCCCGAGGGCAAGCGCCAGGCCTTCGGCCACGGCCGCGTGACGCAGTTCCGCGCCGACCTGAAGCCCGACGACGTGGCGAAGTTCAACGCCGGCCACGTGCTGTTCCACAACCCCGCCGGCCTGGGATGGCAGGGCGGCAGCGCGGTGCTGGATCGATTCAAGGCGCTGGTGGAAGCGGGCGGGCAGCTGGCCAGCCAGGTGGACCGGATCCGCCGCGGCGTGCCCCTCACCGGGTCCAGCGTGGCCTCGGACTTCCAGAGCGGCGGCGCGGCCTACGTGTTCACCCGCCTGTCGAGCGTGGGCGGCAACATCAAGCAGCACGGCGCCGGGTTCATCCTGAAGCCCGAGCTGGTGCACCGGCTGGACGCCTTCAGCTATGACGGCGACGTGTTCGGCAACGTCGACCGCGACCTGCAGCGCCGGCGCCGGGCTGTCGACCTGGACGGGATGCGGGCGAACGCCCGCGGCGGCGGCAATGAAACCAATTTCCGCGACAGCGTGAGCCTGTTCGATTCGGTCCAGCACATCGTCCTGGATACCATCGCCGATGCGGCCGAGGCTCGGAAGTTCATGCGCGACGCCGGCTACACCACATGGCCCGATGGCCGCTCCCTCGAGGAGGTCATCATCGCCAAGGCACACAGCCCCTACAGGAAATAACCATGGACCATTCAGGCCCTGCCCTTGTCCACGTCGCCGGCGCCGTTCGCGTGGCCGCCTTCACCTGGCAGACCGCCACCGGCCTGGCGTGGCTTGAACCCGACTACCTCGAGCCGGAACCACCGCCGCGTTCGGCGTTCCACCACGTGGCCGGCGAGGTTCTGGACGACCCGGCGGGCGTGATGGTGTGGGGCGAGGAGGAGGCGGTGCTGGTGTTCCCGTCGATCCGGGCGCAGGACGACCCGCTGCTGTGCCCGCCATACGCGCGCGAGGGGCTGGACCGGCTGGCCGAGCTGCTGGCCAGCACCACATGGGAGGACGAGCGCGTGCGCGTCACCCAGCTGC